CCTACGATGCTGCATACAGAAACCGTCAAATGGGCATTAACGACTTGTACAACCAAGCTGCGCTGCAAGGCATCAATATTGACATGGCGGCTCGTCAGCAAGGAATAAACGAGCAATTATCGCAAGCTGGTTTGTACAACACGGCAGTTGGTCAAAACTTTGGTCAAGGCTTGTCGGCAGATCAATTAGCAAATGCAGCGGTTGGTCAAAACTTTGGTCAAGGAATTACCGCACAAGGTCAACAGTACAACCAAGCACTAGCAAAAGCGCAATTTCAAAATACTGCACAGCAACAACAGTTGGCGCAAGATTTGGCGTTACGACAACAGCCAATTAACGAAGTTATTGGGTTAATGGGGGGATCACAGATTCAATTACCTCAATTCCAAGGGTATCAAGGCATGAGCGTTGCACCATCACCAACCTTTGCGGGTATGCAGGCGCAAGGCCAGGCTGATATGACACGTTACGGTATTCAACAAGCCGGCGCTAATGCAGGGATTCAAGGGCTTACTTCATTGGGTGGCATGGCTGCGATGTATTTCTAATGCTTGGATTAGCGTTCTCTGGCGGAAAGGATTCTTTAGCGTGTTGGTATTTGTACCGTGAAAAGAATCCCATAGTCTTTTGGGCAAATACTGGCAAGGCTTATCCTGAAACAATGGAAATCATCGAACAGGTTAGAGCAGAGGCGGTTGAGTTCATTGAGGTTAAGTCAGATCAAGAGCAGCAAATTAAGTTTTACGGTTATCCAAGTGACATTGTGCCGATTGACCATAGCCTTGAAGGTATGCAGTTTGCAGGCGATAGACCAGTGCGAGTACAAAGTTATTTGAATTGCTGTTGGGCAAACGTTGGACAACCTCTGACAGAGGCAATTGCAAAACGTGGGATTACGCATTTGATTCGTGGGCAAAGGCTAGATGAAAGCCACAAATCCACGGCTCGGCACGGGTCGGTAGTGAATGGTGTGACGTACATTCAACCGATAGAAACATGGACTAAAGAACAAGTTTTGGCGTTTTTACGGACTCAATGTCAGTTACCAGAACATTATGCAATCGACCATTCAAGCCTTGATTGTTACGATTGCACAGCGTATTTGGCGCACTCAGCGGATCGAGTGGCATGGATGAAAGAAAAACACCCAAATTTGCATGAAAAATATAAAATAAACATGGCGGCACTAAAGTCTGCCTTGTTGCCTACTTTAGAGTTATTAAGGAATTGCGATGCTTAATCAATATGTAAACCTTTCTCCGCAACAGAAAATGGCTCAAATGCTGCAACAGCAAGCCCAACCAACTGAGTTGCAAGGTGATATGCAACAGCAAATGCCGCAAGCTCAGAACCCGTTTAGTGGCGCTCAAGATGCGATGAAAATGTATCAACAAGCAAGCCAACAGAACAAAATGCAAGATTTTCAAGACTACATGGCTCGGTTGAAACTTGGTCAAGCGCAGACTGGCGGTATGTTTGACCGTGGTAATGCTCAAGGCGGCAATTACACCGGTGACATGGGGACTTAATCATGGATTTAGATTACAACACCAGACTAGCGGCAATTCAGCGTAACGAAAAGTTAGCGCAGATTATGCAACAACAAGCATTTCAGCCAATTGATATTCAAAGTTATCAAGGTATTCAAGCGCCTATTTCTCCCTTGTCTGGACTTGCGAAAGTGTTGCAAGCCTATATGGGCGCAAAAGGTACAGGCGATGAAGAACGCATCAAGCTAAACCAAGAAGCCAAGGTTCAAGCGCAACAAATGTTATCAGGGTTGCAAGACAGACCAGCCTCGCCTGGTCGTGCTGCGGTCATGGGTATGCCTGAAATTCAAGCACGGCCTGCATCGTCATTTACCCCAATGGGTTCTGACTTTGAGGATAATCCAAACCTACCAGTTGCACCGTCTGGCAACGTGGAAACGCCTGCCGTGGCGTATCAGCCTGCCGTAGCACCACAAGCAGCGATCCCACCGCAAGCAGCAATAGCTCTTGATCCAGATCAAAAACGGCAACGATTGGTTGAAATAATGATGGGTCAAAACCCATACGCATCACCAGTTGCTAAGTTGATGTATGAGAGTTTAGAGAAACAAAACACAGGCCCATTAGCTGAGTACAAACTTTATGCTCAACAAGCTAAAGACGCAGGGCAAATACCTCTTAGTATTGATGCTTACAAAACAAGACAATTGTTAGCAAGCCGATCAGTAAGCAATAACGTAGTCAATATGCCCGCAGGTGCGCCAATTGCTGTTGAACGCAACGGCAAAATTGTTTATGTACAAATGGGAAAAGATGGTCAATATGTTGAGGTAAAGGGCATTTCTCCTGTACAGAAAGAAACTGAGTTACGTCAACAATTGGCTGATGCGGGTATTTTCCCAAATAATCCTGATGGAACGCCAAACCCTGAATACATTAAATTCGCACAAGCGCTATTGCGTAAAAACCTTTCAATGACACAAACCCCTGGTTCTGTAACAACAGCGCCAGGCGAAGTACCACCGCCATATGTTCCAGATGTGCCAAAGGGTGGATCAATTAATCCTAAAAACACAGACTTACAAGGAAATTTAATTGTTACACCAACGCCTGGCGCTGCTGACGTAGCATCTTCTTACGAAGGTAAAGTAGCAGGCGCTGAAGCGGGTGGCAGAGTGTCAGGAACATCACAAGCTCAAGCAACAATTGATTTGCCTAAAGTAATTGATAACGCAGATACCGCAGTCAAACACGTTCAAGAATTGTTAAGTCACCCTGCTTTTAAATCGTCGGTTGGTATGGGAGTGCCAGGCATGAAATATGTGCCAGGTACGGCGCAAGCTGATTTTCGATCTAGGATGGAACAAATACAGGGTGGTGCATTCCTTACCGCAATTGATACTTTGAAAGGTACTGGTGCGATTACTGAAGTTGAAGGCACAAAAGCCACGGCAGCTAAGAATCGTATGGCAACTGCAACGTCTGAGAAAGCATTTAACGATGCAGCTAAAGACTTTTTGGACATTATGGAACAAGGTGTTAAGCAAACTTACAGCAGAGCTGGCAAGGCTTATGTGCCGTTGCAAAGAGGGCCTGCACCTAAAACCATCAATTTCGGGGATTTACCTAAATAATGGACGTTACGCTACCCGATGGCACGGTCATTAAAGATGTGCCAGACAATATTACACAAGCCCAATTAACCGCTAAATTGAAGGCTAATGGTTTAGATATGTCTAAGTACGAGCCGACCATTGGGCAAGAGATTCTTGCGTCACCAGCGGGTCGGTTTATTAGTGGCGCAGGCGAGTTTATTGACGCAGGCGCTCAATTGTTGCCAAGAGCATTGTCTACCGTGTCGTCGTTAGGTGGCTTAAATCCCAATCCAGTTAGCAATTTTCTTGATCGACAAGCTACAAATGTTGATGAAGGCATTGCAAAAAGAAAAGCTGAAATGGATGCCGCTAAGTTGGCGACCAACTTTCAAGGTGCAGATATTTCAAGGTTTGTTGGCAACGTAGCAAATTTGCCAAATTTAGCTTTGATGAAACAACTTGCGCCATTAGCTAAAACAATACCTGGGTTATTAGAATCAGGCGCTTACATGGGTCTGACGGGCGGCGCGTTAACTCCCGTTACTGAAAACCTTGATAATTTTGCCGGTCAAAAAGCCGTTCAAACGGGTGCTGGTGGTGTATTTGGTGCAGGGCTTGCCCCGATTGGTCAACTGGCTGGGCGTGGTTATCAACTTGCTAAAGCGTTACTTCAACCATTTACAGAATCTGGTCGAAAAGCCATTGTTGGCAGTACGATGCGTGGGCAAATTCGTCCAACAGATGTTGGTGATGTTGTAAATCGGCTTAACAATGCAACTGAATTAGTACCAGGCTCGCAGCCTACGGTTGGTGAGGTTGCTGAAAGCGGTGGTTTATCGACATTGCAACGTCAATCACAAAGCGCATTTCCTGACGTTTTTACACCACGCAAAACTTCTCAAGTGCAAGCAAGGCGAGAGGCAATTTATGAGATTGCCGGTGATGAAGGCAAAAAAGAATTGTTTGGCAAAGCAAGGGAAGATGCTGCAAATACTCTTTACACACAAGCATACAAACAAACCCTTAATGTAAATCGTGACCCTGTTACGGGCAAAATGTTGCCTAAAGCAGATCGTGATGTTGCTAATGCTGAAATGGCAGATTTGTTAGACACGCCAGCCATTCAACAAGCCATGAAAGACGCTGTCGTATTAGCAAAAAATGAACGCATCAATATTAAAGACCCAAAAGGTTCAATTCAAGGTCTTGATTACACTAAACGAGCATTAGACAAGCAAATTGGTGCGGCTGAAAGCGATAACGAAAGACGCATTTTGATGGGCGTTAAAGATCGTCTAATGACGTTTTTGCAAAAACAAAGCCCAAAATATGCTGAAGCTGTTGCAACTTATGCCGAAGGTAGCAAGCCAATTAATCAAATGGAAGTTGGTGAATTTTTAAAAAACAAATTAATTCCCGCTATTGGCGAACAAGGCGGGTTACTAAATGAAGGCGGGGCAGCGTTTACACAAGCATTAAGAAGTGCTGATACTGCAAGAACAGCAACAGGTTTTAAAGGCGCAACGCTTGAAAACGTATTTGCCGACAACCCGGCTCAATTGCAGACATTAAATGCAATTGCTCAAGATATTGCTAGAGGTGACAATCTTCAAAAGTTAGGCTTTAGCGGCGGGTCAAACACCTATCAAAACCTTGCAATGGCAAACTTAGCGCAAAAGACAGGATTGCCTTTTGGTTTAGTGGATATGCCTGTCTTGGGCGCACCGGCTAAATTAATTTACAAAAACGCATCTGAAACAATGCAAAGGCAATTGGCTGAATTGTTGACTGATCCTCAGGCAGCTGCAAAGTTAATTGCTCAAGCAGCACCGTCTGAACGTGGTCGATTGATGGCAGCTGCTTTACGAGGTCAATTAACGCCTGCAATGTTTGGTGCGCCAACAACCGAATTTATGAACCAATAAGAGGCAATCCATGAGTTTTAACGGCAGCGGTACATTTGTCATCAACTCAACTGGTCAGCCAGTTGTCACAAACACAGTCATTTCATCAACAGCGTTTAATGCGCTGACTGCTGACCTTGCAACTGGCTTATCGACTACGATTACTAAAGACGGTCAAACGACAGCAACAGCCAATATTCCCATGGGAACGTTTAAGTTTACAGGACTTGGTGCAGGCTCGTCGGCAACTGATTCCGCAAACATTTCACAAGTACAAAGCTCGTTTGGTACGTTTTTAACAGCGGCAGGCACAGACACAATTACAGCAACGGTTAGCCCATCATTGACTGCTTATGTTGTTGGTCAATCGTTTAGGTTTATTGCTGCTGCGACAAATACAGGCGCAGTTACCATAAACATTAGTGCGCTCGGTGCAAAGTCAATTGTAAAAAACGGTTCAACAGCGTTATCTGCGGGTGAATTAGTCATTGGTTCAATGTATCAAATTGTTTACGATGGTACTAATTTTCAACTTATCGGTGCTGGTGGCGTTTCGGCTGGCAAATCAATAGCTTTTTCAATTATTTTTGGACTATAAATCATGGCTGCTCCCAATATTGTTAACGTCAGCGCAATTTATGGCAAAGTTGTAACTGCCGATTTAACGTCAACCTCTGCAATTTCAGTTTTAAGCAATGCTGCATCAAGCGGCAAAGTGTTTAAAGTTGATTCGCTTGTGGTGGCTAATATTGATACCGCAAACGCTGTCAACATTACGGTAAATCATTATTCTGCTGCGGCGCTTGGCGGGACAGCAACTCCAATTGCGTCGACTATTTCTATTCCTGCCAATGCAAGTTTGATTGTGATTGATAAAACAACCATGATTTATCTTGAAGAAAATATGTCAATTGGCGCCACAGCTGGCACATCGAGCAAATTAAAAGTCGTTTGTTCTTATGAGGACATTTCGTAATGGCTTTAGGAAACCAAGGACAGATAGGCCCATATCGTGCGCCAACAAGCGGAATGTTGCGTTTGAGTTCTTTGCAACAAGGTGGGCCGTATGTCATAAATTATTTGATTGTTGGGGGCGGCGCAAGTGGCGGCTCTGGCTCTGCGGGTGGTGGCGGTGCGGGTGGACTTTTAACTGGCTCGGCAACTATTGCAGCAAGTATAAGTTTCACAATAACAATTGGTGCGGGTGGTTCTGCGCCTGGTGCTTCTTCAATAGGCAATAACGGTTCAAATAGTGTTGCCTTTTCCATTCCCGCAATTGGTGGCGGCGCTGGCGCTTTTAATACTGTTGGTTCATCTGGCGGTTCAGGCGGGGGCGGTGGTTCGGCTAATTTGGCTGGTGGGGGCGGCGCAAGCGGTCAAGGCAATAAAGCTGGGGCGGGTAGTAATACAGGTTCGTTTTCTGTTGGTGGCGGCGGCGGTGGATCAAGTGCTGTTGGTGTTGATGGAAATACAAACGTAGGTGGTGGCAACGGTGGTGCGGGTACGTCAAACTCATTAAGTGGATCTGCTGTCACCTATGCTGGGGGCGGAGGTGGGGGATGTAACTCAGGTTCAGGAACGGGCGGTACTGGTGGGACGGGTGGTGGTGGTGCAGGCGGTGCGGGTGCAGTAAATGGCACAGCAGGAACAGCAAACAGTGGAAGTGGCGGTGGTGGTAGCGGAAACGCTGCAAACTTTGGCGGGGCTGGTGGCTCTGGCATAGTAATTATTTCCTACGCAGGTTCGCAGCGTGGTTTGGGCGGTACTGTAACCACTTCAGGTGGAAACACTATCCATACTTTTACTACATCGGGAACGTATACAGCATGAGCTATTTTGCAAATGTACCAACACTTACAAACGGCAAAGGCATTGTTGACAATGTTATTGTTGCTGACCAATCATTTATTGATTCAGGTTTAGAAGGTGATCCTAGCCTGTGGTGGCAAACGTCTTACAACACTTACGGCAATGTTCATTACGGTCAAGACGGTCAACCAGATGGCGGCGTAGCGTTAAGAGCAAATTACGCAGGCATTGGGTACACGCTAGATACAACTGTTGTGCAAAACGGCGTTGTTGGTGTGTTTTATGCGCCACAACCTTATCCGTCATGGACTTTAAACACGCAAACATATTTGTGGGATTGCCCTGTGCCTTATCCGTCTACGGGTGGCCCGTATGAATGGGACGAGGCTACGCAATCGTGGGTATTAATTGCTTAACTTTATTGCTATATTGTTTCTTTTGCCATTGATACTGCTATGCAGCGTGTGGCTTATTCCGTGGGCAATCTTTGCAATGTTTAAGGGTAAATAATGGATTGGCAAATAATCATCAATATCGGTGCGGGTTCATTACTGACAATTGGTGGTTGGTTTGCCCGTCAGCTATGGGATTCAGTCAAAGAACTCAAGAAAGAGATTGCCGATCTAAAGCTGCACGTTTCAGAAACTTACGCTAAAAAATCAGAAATTGAAACACTTGAATCTCAAATGGAAAAACGCTTTGACCGCCTTGAGCAGATGATCGCTCGACTCTACGACAAGATTGATGCAAAGGCAGATAAATAATGTTTCCACTAATGGATATCCTTGGCGTAGGCATGAAGGTGCTAGACAAGTTTTTTCCCGATCCGGAACAGAAAGCCAAAGCGCAGCTAGAGCTTATGCAAATGCAGCAAAATGGCGAACTCGCCAAGATGCAAGCAGATATGCAAGAGCAAGGCGAGCTTACCAAGCGTCAAGAGAATGACATGAGGTCTGATTCTTGGTTGAGTAAAAACATTCGCCCTATGACCCTTATAGCAATCCTAACGGGCTACTTTGTGTTTGCCATGCTGTCAGCGTTTGATATTGAAACCAACAGCAAGTATGTCGAGCTGCTTGGTCAGTGGGGAATGTTGATTATGAGCTTTTATTTTGGTGGTCGCACTTTAGAAAAGATCATTGACATGAAAAGCAAAACACCTGATAAGAGTGATAAATGAGCGTAGCTGACCGCATCACCATAATCTGCTGTGTGTCGTTATCCATAGTTTTGTTATCGACGGTGGTTGTGGTCTTGATTGGATTGTTCGACCCGTTGGTTGATAACGCTGAAATTTTTAAACTGATTAACCCAGCCTTTAATATGATTGTTGGGGCATTTGTTGGCACGATAGCCGGTATAAAAATAGGGAAAGACGATGCAAAGTAATTGGGACAATTCTTTTAAATTAATGCTCAAGTCGGAAGGCGGGTTTGTAAACCATCCAAGTGATCCAGGCGGCATGACAAACCTTGGCGTGACTAAAGCAACTTGGGAGAATTGGGTAGGCCGTGAGTCAGACGAGGCTGAGATGCGTGGGCTAACACCGGAAAAGGTTGAGCCTTTGTACAAAAAGAAGTATTGGGACGCTGTGCGTGGTGACGAGCTGCCAGCAGGGATTTCATATTTACTGTTTGATTTTGCCGTAAACGCTGGGGCGGGTCGTTCAATAAAGACCTTGCAAACCGCCGTGGGTGTTACACCAGACGGTGGGTTTGGCCCGATGACAATGGCAGCTGTGCAAGCCGTTGACCCTGTTGATCTAATTGAGCGATTTAGCCAAGCCAAAGAGGACTTTTATCGGTCTTTGAACACCTTTGCAACGTTTGGCAAAGGGTGGCTAAATCGGGTCGCTGACGTTAAAGTAAAGGCTTCTGCGATGTTGGCTTAAATTGCCTATCGCAGTAAACACAAAGCCCGTCACGTAGCGTTGTACAGACTTGACCGCAGCCATCACAAACAAACTCTTTGGGATAATTCGTTGGACGTGACCAACGTACCCAAAGGGCTGTAGCAACCAATCCAGCAGCGGCGGCATAAAACACAAACATCCAGTCCCAGATCGTCATTACCAGCCTCCCACACCCATGAGTACCGTTTGCTCTCGTTCGGCTCTCTGAGCGGCTATACGCATGGCTGGCGATAGCTTGTAAGCCGGTCTGTCAAACCTATCAATCTTCTTGTCAATGTGAGTTAAGTATTTCTCAAGTAACGCACGTTCACCAGTTGGGGCTAATAGACCAAGTTCTGATAGACACATGGTTATCGTCATTTCACGGCTATCGGAAACCAAGCCTTTAGAGCGTAGTTTGTCGGCAGCAGCAACGTACAAATTGGTTAGTTTCATTTTAATCCTTTTGATATATCGACCAATTCACGGCGCAACCTGTCAGCTGCCTCTGCGTATTCCAGTATCCCCTCAGATAACACTCTGTTGGATTCTTGCAACTGGCGTATTAGATTTGCTGCCTCAGTTTGCTCTTGATGCGTCATAAAAAACCCATTCTCAAGGTTTCTCAGTATTTGTTTCGGGCTAAGTGGGTTCATTTTTCTACTTCTTCAAAAGCATAAAGGGGAATAAAATAATCAACACTTTCACGGGTCATGCAATCGTGAATCTCACCTTTACTGTTTTTGTAACCCCACGCCACAGGTTCTAATTTAGCCAATTCATTTGCAGCCTGGCGAAAGGCGCAAGGGTTGTACTCAGCATTGCAGCGACCACCGCAAGCCTCTTTAAACAGGTGGATATAATCAGCCTTGTTCATAAGCGCAGTCCAAACGGGTTATGAGCGTGTTTAACAACTAGGTTTTCGTAATTATCTGAAGATTCTGTAGCAGTCGGTGCTTGTCGAATAGTGACATAAACACAAGGTGAGCCACGCCTACCATCCCCACGTTTCTCGATCTTGTTGTTGCGCTGAAGTTTGGCAAGTTGAGTGTAGATGCTGATCTTTTCAAGGCCACAGTAATCAGCAATATCAACTGTTGTTTTAGGCTCGATGCAATACCGCAATATCTTTTGTTCTGTTGACATATATTCCCTTTAAAAGGATACATTAAGCTATCTAAACAGATCAATCAAGAAGTATTAACTAAGTGATAACCCTTACTCTGTTTATTTTAAATATAGTTCCCCTACCCTTATACCCACCCACCGTAGTAGTTGAGGATAAATCCTTTACGACAGACCTGTGCGTTGTAACGCTTATGGCAGGCGGCTCACCCCACCCGTAGATTCCCTAAATTACTAGCAGTCCTTGCAAGTAATAAAGATTAACACCTACAGTAAATGGTTTTACTAGATTTCTCTAGTCTGTCTATATCCTGTTCGATTTCTCTACTGGGGCGTGCGGGTCACACGGGATAAAGCGTAGTAATAACTGTATAACTTACTTTTTACTCATGTCTTTTATGGGTTCAGCCGATTTCATGCCAACCTAAGCGCCCACGCTCTCTACAATTTATCCTTTAAAAAACAAAGCAATCAATAACTTTGTTTTGTTTCCGGTCTTAGCTGTAGAAATTTCACCTTTGTCTAACAAATCTTGCAACTGGATAAGTTTTATTTTTATTTGATCTAATGGCAAATCAAATATCTTTGAGTAGTGTTGTTGTTCAGAAAGCGTGACACAGTACAACCGTCTACCAACACCCATTGACAAATAAATCTTGTGCGACTCGTTCATGGTTTCCCCAATAAAAAAGCCGTTCTAGAGAGTATTTTGTTGGCAGACCCTTTCGGGACATTCTCTATCGGCTTCAAGGCGCAAGAGAATCAAAATACTCACTAGAACGGCTTACATCGTCTGCCAAGACAACGATTCAATAATACCACCGTCTGTCCCGATGTGCCAAGGTCTAAAGCTAACCTAGTGAAACACGACCCTTATCATTGATGAGTTTCTGCTTGCTAAAGGCTCAATCAGTCTAATGCAACTCAGGCCAAATTTGTTGCCAGTTGGGGATTTCTTTTCTTGACCACTTACCGTTTGATTTCTTTTCAAGCTCGGCAGCTAACAACACTAACTTGTCACCAGGCAAACCATTGTTGCGCCATTGCGATACAGCTGGTGGACTGACACGGCAGAGCTTGGCTACAGCGAATGTGCCACCTAATGTTTGGATGATTTCTGTTGTATTCATGTAGCAATCTTAACATTGGTTGTCAAAGAAACTCAAATAAATATTTAACCTTGAGTTTTCCGCTTGCGTTCTGTGTTTAGTTGGCTTAATATTAGTCATGGCATACCCGCCATGAACAACGATAAAAGGTACATAAATGAAAGAATTAGCAAAAGCACTTGTTACGGCTCAGGCAGCAATGTCCCACGCAGCTAAAGACTCCAAAAATCCCCATTTTAAATCTGCATACTCGAGCTTGGCGAGTGTGATTGACGCTGTGCGGCCTGCTTTGTCGGCTAACGGTTTAGCTTTTGTGCAGATGTTGCATACAGCAGACGGTGGCGTAGCAGTCGAAACAGTCCTTATCCATGAATCAGGTGAGCAACTGTCTTGTGGCACGTTGTTTATCCCTGCAAGTAAACAAGATGCCCAAGGCTACGGTTCAGCGATTTCGTATGCAAAACGCTACAGTTTACAAAGTGCGCTTGGCATAGCGTCAGAGGATGACGATGGCAACTCAGCGGTTAAATCAGCGCCTCCAAAGGTTGAAAAACCAAAAGGCATAGATATGGATGCAACGGTTGACCAAATGGCGGCAGCGGTCAGCTATGAAAGCCTAAAGGACATTTTTAGACTGGCTTGGACACAATGCCTGAAAGAACAACAACCCGTCTTAAAAGCAATGTATGACGGAATTAAAGCAAACTGGGAGAACCAATAATGGCTTCAGATTTAAATCGTTGTGAGTTTATTGGCAGATTAGGTAAAGACCCTGAAATGCGTTATTCAGCGGATGGCAACGCTATTTGTAATTTGTCACTTGGCGTTAATTTTGAATATAAAAACAAAGCTGGTGAACCACAAAAAACGGTAACTTGGGTAAGAATTAGTGCGTATAGTCATTTGGCTGGCATTTGTGGGGATTATCTTAAAAAAGGTTCTCAAATTTATATTTCGGGGAAATGGGTTACTCGCAAATGGGTCAACAAAGATGGAGTTGACCAATACACAACTGAGGTTGTTGCTGACCAAATGCAAATGCTCGGTGGCAAGCCTGCGGAGGATGCACCGCCAGTTACGCCTGCCAAACCAAAGTCTGACGCTTACAGGTC